ACGAAGTGTATTTTATAAGAATAAATCATATACAGATAAAGTTTACAATAAAGCTATAGATGATATGATAAAAGATAAAGATAGATAATATGGCGTTTAAAATGAAAAGTCCTTTTAAATCAGTTAACGCACAGGGTTGGTCTGGCTACGGTACACCAGTTAATACACCTGTTGGAGTACCAAATCAACCAATGCCACAACAGCCAGCGGATATGGGAAAATTTGCTACCGCTTATAATACTGGGCAAATGCAGCAAGATTTATTCATGGGCAAACCTTCATTGCAAACTATAGCGCCAAAACCACCAAAGCCAAAACCTCCAAGAAAACCTAGAAGAACAGTTAAAAACACAAGTAATTTAGCAGCTGAAGTAGCTCAAGCGCAATCCTTTCAACCAACATATACTCCAACATCTTACCACGGTAGTTTAATGGATTTTAGAGGTGGAGGATCAGCTCTTGTTAAAAGAAGAAGAAGAAGAAATAATAGAATGAGAAGACAATAAAGAAATTATAATGGGATTTAAACTAGGATCAGAAAGAGGTAATTATGCTATTGGTGGTGAAATCAAAACAAAAATGCGTTTTGGTAAGCAAACTGGAGACGAAGGATCCGTGCCTGGAACACCTGTTATTCGAGTACCATTAGAAGAAGGTGTAATGGGCGAGGCTAATATGGATGGAAGTATATATATAAACGAAAATATAATACCAGGTAGTTTTGATTACGAGCAAACTATAAATCACGAGATGAGACATGCTACAGATATTAAAACTGGTAAACTGGCTTATAGCGACGATAGTGTAACATATAATGGCGAGGTATTTCCTAGAGAAACGATAAATGGTATAGATATGATTAAAGTTGATGGCGTTTGGAAAGAAGCTGGAGACACTGGTTTTCCATGGGAAAAAGAAGCAAATAACAGAGGAAATGGAGATATTTAAAGATAATAACGAATGGAATGAAAAATCTATTATAGGTTTTATTGCATTTGCAATAATGTGTGTGATTATGATAGTAGATCTTATTACTGGTTATATTGGTAAAGATTTAATAATTAATGAATTTGTATATGATTCATTTGTATTTGTAGTACTTGGTTGCTTCGGTATAAGTGGAATAGAAAAATTCGCAAAGAAATAAATTATGTTAGGAGGATTATTTTCTGGTGGAGCCGCAGATCTTGTAAAAGGTGTAGGTGGGGTTATAGATAATCTTCACACAAGTAAAGAAGAAAAGCTTGAAGCAGAGAGAAAAATAAAAGAATTAATAGCTAACTATGAGGTAGAGATGGAGAAAAACATCACAAGTAGATGGGAGGCGGATTTAAAATCAGATTCATGGCTTAGTAAAAATGTTAGGCCACTGGTATTGATATTTTTAATAGTATGCACCATGCTATTAATATTTATAGATGCAGGTGCATTAAAATTTGAAGTAAAATCATCGTGGGTTGATTTACTTCAATTAGTATTAATAACCGTGATCGGTGCTTATTTTGGCGGACGATCATTTGAAAAAGTAAAAAAATAAAATGGCACAAAATTTAAACCAAATAGATATAGGTCAAAGTGGTGGAGCTTATTTAGATGACACAGGGGCTTTTACACCACCAACAGGAAAAGTAATAGCTGCTATAAACGTAGTGACAGCAAATACAAGTTTTACAACACTAACACCGGCAAATGACACGGGTAGTAATACATATCACATTGGAACAGCGGTAACAGCAGCTTCAACTGGTAATGGCGCAAACGCTGAAGCAATAGCCTCTGGAGATAACTTTCCAGCTGGACAATGGATATATGGAAGATTCTCCGCTTGTACATTAGCGGATGGAGCAGTATTTTTATATTTTGCTCAAGAGTAAAAACAAATTAAATTAACTTAAATTAAATAAAATTATGGCAACAAGTAAAGTAAAAGGTACGAGTAAAAAAATTAAAGAACTTAAGGGTATTAAACCTGAGAAAGTAACTGACGATCAATTGGAAAAAGTTAAAACGTTAATTAACGAGATTAATAGGGCCCAAATGGAGTTAGGACAGATGGAAACAAGAAAGCACGCTATGCTACATCATGTATCTACATTACAAGAAAGTGTAGGTGCAATGAAAGATGAGTTTGAAAAAGAATATGGTACTGCTGATATAGATATCCAATCTGGAACAATTAATTACCCAAAAGAAAATGGCGAAGTTAATAAGGAAGATTAGTGTAGGTAAAGACTATAAAAACGATGCTATGCATTATGCTGTTGGTCAAGAAGTTTATGGTGGACATACTATTTGTGATATATTAGAAGAAGAAGATAAGTATTCTATTTATATTAGAAAAAACAAAGATGTATTACCTTGGAAAGACTTTAACAAAAACATGGCGGTATCTGTTGAGTATAACTTAGAATACTAATGAAGAGTGTTTACAACTTTGTTGTAACACCAAAAGGAGGTAGATATAATAACACTAAGAAGGTTGGGGATTCAGAGTTGATTCTTAATACTGAAATCTTTAACCATCAATATGTGAATAGAGAGGCTAGAGTTATATCAACCCCAATTATTGGTGATACAGATATAAAACCAGGTGATATAGTTATAGTACATCACAACGTATTTCGTAGATGGCATAACGTAAAAGGTGTTGAAAAAAATAGTAAATGTTATTTTAATGAAAACACTTATTTTATAAACCACGATCAAATATTTCTATATAAAAGAAATAACAAGTGGAAAGCTCCAAAAGGTTATTGTTTTGTAAAACCCTTAAAAGCAATAGATCAATTTAATATTGAATCTGAAAAACCACTACAAGGTATTGTTAAATATTCAGATAATACCGTAGAAGTTGGTGATATAGTTGGTTTTACACCAAATAGTGAATACGAATTTATAGTTGACGGGGAAAGACTATATAGAGTTTTATCTAATTTTATTACAATTAAATATGAATATCAAGGAGACGAAGAAGAATATAATCCAAGCTGGGCAGAAGGCAGTAGATGAATTGATTAAAGTCGCTAAAGAACCAATTGTAGATTCGGACGACGATATATCAGCGGATAGATTAAAAAATGCTGCAGCTACTAAAAAATTAGCTATATTTGACGCATTCGAAATACTTAACAGAATCCAAGAAGAAGAACAACTACTTGAGGGCAAAGCACCTGAAGAGAGAAAGGAAAAAGTCTTTAAAGGATTCGCAGAAGGTAGATCTAAGTAATGTACGAGCAAAGTTTAGTTAAAACTATCGAACCTATAAAAAAGACTACTATAAGTAGACTTAATAAGGGGAAGAAATGGAAATACGGTTACGACAAAGAGCATGATATTATAGTTTTATCTCATAGCGGACAAATAGGAGAGATTGTAGAAATACAAAATTTAGTTATCGCTTTACCTAAAGTGCCTAAAAATATATTTAAGCACAAAAAGAATAAATGGGTTAAATTTGAACAACCAAAAGAATTAGCGCGTTTAAAGAATATATTTGATTGGAGATCATATCCAGAAGATCAAAAAGAACAATGGTATGATTATATAGATGAAGAGTTTAAAAGAAGAGAAGAAGGCTTTTGGTTCGTTAATAATAATAAACCAACTTATATAACGGGCACTCATTACATGTACTTACAATGGAGTAAAATAGATGTTGGAGCTCCAGATTTTAGGGAAGCAAATAGATTGTTCTTTTTATTTTGGGAGGCTTGCAAGGCGGATAAGAGATGTTATGGTATGTGTTATTTAAAAAACAGAAGATCAGGGTTTTCATTTATGTCATCTGCTGAAACAGTTAATTTAGCAACTCTTGCGAGTGATAGTAGATATGGTATACTATCTAAAACAGGTGCTGACGCTAAAAAAATGTTTACAGATAAA